AAACATTTCCTGACAGGACAGACTTTAAGCAGGCCATTTTGACTGTTTATCGTTTGCACGATTTGTATAAAGGCGATGCCCGAGATGTTAAAACTATCAAGGGTGCACTTAGTACGATTCGTACTGTGAATAAGGTTCCTCTGGAACTCAAGACTGAGTTTTCAGAATTTCTTACCTATTTTACCGACACTTACAGAAGTACTAGTAAGTGGGTAAAAGCCATCGAAAACGGTGGTAAACTTCTGACCGAATGTATCTCGTATAGAGAATATTCATCGATGAAGCAAGGTCCAGATGGGAGCAAATTACTAAACTCTCATCTCGCTGAATTTCGGTTAAACGAATTTGGCGACTTCAACACGTATTATAGTGCTGTTAGGAACTTAGGTAAGGCCATCTCTGATGTAGCTTCCGCTAACGGAAGTCGTACTAGATGGGCTCGAAAGAGCGAGGCTTACTACGATTCCCTTAAAAAGGAATTCTTATTTAGTGAGCTTCAAGAACTTCAAGTCAACTCGAAATTCGGGTTACTCTCCGAAAAGGGGGGGAAGGTGCGAGTAATAGCCACCACTGACTATGTGTCAGATCGGACTATGAAACCTCTTCACTTGGCTCTTTTCAAAGTCATCCGGGAAATCCGTGAGGATTGTACCTTCGAACAAGAAAAGGGTATTCAGTCTTTAATGGAATGGACCAAGGATGGCGCGTACTGCGCGTCATTGGACCAATCGGCTTGTACCGATCTGTTCCCATTAGAGATTCAAGGAATGGTCCTTGAACGTGTGTTTGGCCCGCAGATTGCAAAATATTGGCAATCCTGTATGCGAGGCGCACAGTTTATCAATCCACTGGGACCCTTGTCGAGAGACAAAAGTCTAATATGTGAGGATAGTAAATACATTACGTATAAAACCGGTCAACCTATGGGCTTCCTAAGCTCATGGGCCGCGATGGCTTTAAGCCACCATATGCTCGTCCATTGGGCGGCATATCGGTCGGGTTACTACTCCACCAAACGAAAACAAATGTTTGGCAGATACCGAATTCTTGGTGATGACATAATAGTTAGTGACCGTAAGGTCGCCAATAGCTATATCACTCTTGCCAAGGAATTGGGAATGAAGATAAATCTTCAGAAATCACATATTTCTGGAAAAGGAACGAAGTCCCCTTCTAGTGGCGAGTTTGCTAAAAAGCTCGTGTACAAAGGCATTGACATATCGCCATTACCTCTGAATTTGCTTAGCAAATCTTTGGAAGATGTGCGCCTAGTACCAACTCTTATGCAGAAATTGCATTTGAGTGGCATTAAACTAAAGAGGAAAAGAGCATCAGCGTTGTTAAAGACGCATTGGCCCAAAGAGGCCAAGATGCTTGAGAAACTAATGGATCTCCCGATACAAATGGGTGGTTCCGGTTTCCGTTCTAGTGGTAGCCTTTATAAGGTTTCCACTCCGAATGGTCGTGTACCTCTACAAATTATTACGAGTCTATTGAAAATACATAGACGTAGTATGCGTGAGGCTTCTCGCCGTAAGTCGCTACAGGAATCATTAGAAACGATACCTGCAAGCATTATCCGGGAGCACGATTTGGCAGTGTGGTTGAATCAAGTAGAATCAGACTCTCTCACTCCTGCGAAGGAGGATATAAAGAAGTTTGTGACCAGGGTACTCTCTATGAGCCCTAATAATATGGTCTCCTATTTGAAAGGATTAATAAAAGCTTCTCCAAAGTTTAACGAACTTGTTAGAGATAACAAGAAACTTTTAGAGAAAGCTACCT